GGGAGGCAAAAGTCTCACCGAATAAGCGACAATTACCATGAGAAAAACAAAAAAAGCAAAAGAAAACCACATCCTGACATATTATCAGCGAATAAAAAATGGCACGGACGCTGTTGGGCGTTTCGTGCTGTTGCTTTATGAGTATATCATCAACGGCCTTGAGGAAAAACAGTTTTTCTTTGACCCGAAAAAGGCTGATGACGCCATAAACTGGATTGAAAATCATTATTTTCATACAGAAGGGCGTTTAGCACCGGGGCCGTTGAAATTGGAGCTGTGGCAGAAGGCTTTTTTATCTGCTGTGTTTGGAATTGTCGATAAAGACGGTGAGAGGCAATTCCGGGAGATTTTTCTTGTTGTTGCCCGAAAAAACGGCAAGAGCCTTATGGCAGCGGCAATAGCCTCATATATCTGGCGGTCAAATGGAGGTTATGGCGCAAGGGTGTATTGTCTGGCGCCCAAATTTGACCAGGCAGATATTATTTACAACAACATCTGGCAGACCGTCCAGCTTGACCCGGAGTGGAAAAAGCTAAAAGAAAAGGCAAGCGAGAAAAACGCTCAGCGGCTTAAGATCAATGACGATAGTGAGCTTGCCCGGCACCGGCAGAGCGATTTATTTATACCGGCTACAAACTGCTCTGTCAAAAAGATTGCTTTTTCTGCCAAGACTTCTGACGGCTTTAATCCGTCCCTCTGTGTTTGTGATGAAGTTGCCGCCTGGGAAGGTGACAAGGGCCTCAAACAGTACGAAGTCATGAAATCAGGCATGGGCGCACGGCCTGACGGCCTCCTGTTGAGCTGCACGACAAGCGGCTATGTCAATGACGGAATATATGACGAGCTGATTAAGAGATCCACACGTTTCCTTATGGGCGACAGCAAGGAAAAAAAGCTGTTGCCTTTTTTGTACATGATAGACGACCCGGACAAATGGAACGACATAAACGAGCTGCGGAAATCAAATCCTAATTTGGGCGTGTCCGTCTCTGTTGATTATCTCCTGGAGGAGATTGCTGTTGCCGAGGGGAGCTTATCAAAAAAAGCTGAGTTCCTGACAAAGTATTGCAATCTGAAACAGAACAGCTCCACCGCCTGGCTTACCACGCAGGATGTTGATAAATGCACCGGCGCACCGCTCAGGCTTGAGGATTTCCGAAACAGCTATGCCGTGGGCGGCATTGACCTGTCCCAGACAAGAGACCTGACCGCCTGTTGTGTTGTTATTGAGCGGGACGGCGTTCTCAATGTGTTCTGTCAATTCTTTTTGCCGAGGGAACGCATAGATGAGGCGATCCAGAGAGACGGCGTCCCTTATAACCTGTTTATTCAACGGGGCCTGTTGACACTTTCCGGGGATAACTTCATTGATTACCATGACTGTTTTGAGTGGTTTAGGAAACTGGTTGACGATTACCAGATATTTCCGCTCCAGGTGGGCTATGACCGTTATTCCGCTCAGTATCTTGTCCAGGATATGAACGCTTACGGCTTTCACATGGACGATGTCTATCAGGGAGAAAACCTGTGGCCTGTGTTACAGGAAATGGAAGGCTTAATAGCCGATGGAAAAATCAATATCGGAGACAATGACCTTTTGAAGTCTCACTTGCTTAACTCGGCTATCAAGATGTCAAACGAGCGGGGCCGGGGCAAGTTGGTAAAGGTCAATCCGTCTCTGCATATAGACGGCACGGCAGCTCTTTCAGACGCTTTTACCGTGCGTCAAAAATGGGCCGCCGAAATCGGTGAGCAGTTAAAAAATAAGGGGTGATACCAACGGGACTTTTTGATAAGATTTTCGGCTTTAGGCCGAAACCCACCGGGGACTTCAAAGGCGAATGGAAAATGCTCACCGGCTATGAGCCGCATTTTTCCACTTATGGCGGCAATATCTATGAGAGTGAGCTTGTCCGTGCGTCCATTAACGCAATAGCCCGGAACGTCTCAAAGCTGAAAGTAACAACGGGCGGAGCTGCCAAACCTAAGTTGCAGCTCAAACTTGAACACGGGCCGAATGAATTACAAACCTGGTCGCAGTTCCTATATCGGCTGGCAACGATCCTTTACGTTCACAATACGGCTTTTATCACGCCGGTGTATGACGAATATGGTGAGGTCTCAGGCGTTTATTCAGTTTTGCCCAGCTCATGCGAAATCGTACAGTATGGAGCGGACAAGACACCATATCTCCGTTACCATTTCGGCTGGGGTGAGGTTGCGGCTATTGAGCTGGAGTATTGCGGCATTATGACTCGGCACCAGTACAGGTCTGATATGTTTGGCGAGACCAATAGCGCCCTGCTGCCGACAATGGATTTAATCAATATGCAAAACCAGGGCATTAAGGAAGGCGTCAAGTCTGCCGCCACTTACCGCTTTATGGCTCAGCTTTCCAATTTTGCCAAGGCTGAGGACTTAGCAAAAGAGCGTAAGCGTTTCACCGAGGAAAACTTCTCCAAGGACGCCGGGGGCGGCGGCATGCTGCTGTTCCCGAACACCTACCAAAACATCAAACAGGTGGAAAGCAAGCCCTTTGTTGTTGATGCTGAGCAGATGGCGGTCATTAACCGCTCTGTGTTTGATTATTTTGGCGTCAATGAGGACATTATTCAGAACAAGGCTTTTGGTGACGCATGGGCCGCCTTTTACGAAGGCTGCATAGAGCCTTTTGCTATTCAGTTCTCTGAGGTAATGACCCGGATGATATTTACCTACCGGGAACAGAGCCAGGGCAACTTTGTCATGGCAACAGCAAACCGGCTCCAGTATATGACTAATGCCGACAAGCTGAATGTTGCGGCGCAGCTTGTAGACCGTGGAATTTTCTCACTCAACGAGGCAAGAGAGGTTTTCCAGCTCCCGCCTGTTGAGAATGGAGATATACGCATAGTCAGAGGCGAATATTACAACGCCGATGAAAAGACAGGAGGTTTAGAAAATGATCCCGAAAACGATCCAGCAGAAACTTGAAGAAGGCCGTCAGTATAGGGCGGTTATAGAGGTCAGAGCGGCAGAGGACACCGAGGACATGATTGTCACCGGCTACGCCACCACATTCAACGAGCCTTATGTGCTTTATGAAATGGACGGCTATACCGTCCGGGAACAGATTGACGCCGGTGCCTTTAATGAGACCGATATGTCTGACGTAATCATGCAGTATGACCATGAGGGCCGGGTGTTTGCCCGGACTTCAAACGGCACCCTGTCCGTAAAGCCTGATAATCATGGTTTGTTCATCCGGGCAAACCTGGGCGGCACGGAGATGGGCCGTCAGCTCTATGAGGAAATCAAGGGCGGCTATACTGACAAAATGTCCTTTGGCTTTACTGTGGACAAGGATGTCCGCAACAGCACCCAGACGGAGGAGGGTTATGACATCCTCCGTACCATAACGAGCATCCGCAAGCTCTATGACGTATCTGCCGTGAGCTTGCCTGCTAATAATGCTACCGAAATTTCAGCGAGGGCCTATGGCGAGGGAGTTATCGCCGAGGCAGCGGAGGAGCGCCGTAAAGTTGCTGAACGTGAACGGAGCAAACAAAAAATAAAAATTTTACTGGAGGTATAACAATGTTTAAGGAAATAACTATTGAGCAGCTGGAGGCTCGTAAAGCTGAAATTGCCGAGCTGGTTGAGAATGAGGATGCCGATCTGACCGCTCTTGAGGAGGAAGTCAAAGGCATTAACGCCGAGATCGAGGAGCGCAAGGCTGCCGCTGCCAAGAAGGATGCTATTAGAAGCGCTATCGCCAAGGGCGCTGGTGAAGTGGTTGAAAAAATGAAGGAGGGAGACGCCAAGATGACCAATGCCGAAATCCGCAACAGCAAAGAGTACATTGACGCTTTTGCCAAGTACATCCGCACCGGGGATGACAAGGAGTGCCGTACTCTGCTGACTGAGAACGTCTCTGGCACCCTGCCTGTTCCCGAGTTCATTGACGGCATCATCCGCACCGCCTGGGAGAATGACGCCATTCTCTCCCGTGTACGCCGTACCTATATCCGTGGAAATCTCAAGGTTGCTTTTGAGCTTTCCACCGATCCCGCTTATGTCCATACTGAGGGCACCACCGCCGTTACCGAAGAGAGCCTGACCCTGGGTATTGTTGCCATGGTACCGGCTAACATCAAGAAGTGGATTCGCCTGTCTGACGAGGCTGTTGCCATGGGCGGCGAGGCTTTCCTGCGCTATGTCTACGATGAGCTGACCTACCAGATAATGAAGAAGCTCTCCGCTCTCGTTATCGACGATATTGTCAACTCTCCCACCACCTCCGATAATGACGAGGTTGGTGTCCCCGCCGTGTCCCTGGCTCCCAGCGTGACCGCCATTCCTAACGCTGCCGCATATCTCTCTGATGAGGCTGTGCGTCCTGTCGTAATTATGAACAGGCTTACTGAGGTTGAGTTCCTGGCTGCCCAGGCCGCCGGTAATTTCGCCATTGACCCGTTTGCCGGTCTCCAGAGGATTTACACTTCCGCTCTCCCGGCTTACTCCACCGCTACTGAGGGCACCGGCGTTTACGCCATTGTCGGTGATCTTGCTGGCGTCCAGGTCAACTTCCCCGAGGGTGACGGCGTTGTCATCAAGTGGGATGATCTGACCGAGGCTGAGGCCGATCTGGTTAAGGTTGTGGGCCGTATCTATGCTGCCCATGACGTCACCGGCCCGGGCCGTCTTGCCAAGATCATTAAGCCCGCTGCCGCCACTACCTGATGAGGCTGCTGCTTAAACGGGCAGCCCGTATTAACTGCAAAGCCGGGGAGATCGTAGAGGTCTCCCCGGAACAGGCGGCTTTCCTGCTGTCTGTCGGAGCTGCCGTGCCCATCCAGAAGGATGAGCGGGAAACGGTTGTAAGGAAACCAGAAACAAGGAAAGGGCCTAAAAAATGAAACTGCTGATTGCAATTCCGTGTATGGAGACTGTGCCGATAGCTTTCATGGAGAGCCTGGTCAAACTTGACCGGCGCTTGAGAGCAGACGGGGTTGATTATAAAATCGCCACGGAAAGCGGATCACTTATATACATGGCAAGGGAACGGCTGGCAAGCAGGGCTATCAACAAGGGATTTACACACGTTCTCTGGTTGGACAGCGATATGGTTTTCAACGACACCCTGTTAGATGACCTTAGTTTTTCTGACAAGGACTTTGTCAGCGGAATTGCACACGGCAGACGCAGCCCGTTTCTTTCGTGTCTGTTCAAAAACATTGACCTCTCGGCGCTTAAACGCTGGGAGCTGAATGAATACCCGTCTACCACCTTTGAGGTTGCCGGGTGCGGCTTTGCCTGTGTACTTATCAAGACGGAAATCCTTAAGAACGTCATGGAAAGCTGCGGCACAGCCTTTTATCCTCTCAAACAGTACGGAGAGGATTTGTCTTTTTGCAAGAGGGCCGTTGAGCTGGGGTATCACATCTACGCAGAGCCGACAGTCAGGCTGGGTCATGTGGCGCACCTGACGATTTACCCCGAGGACGCAGAGAGGTATAAGAGTGAAATCCACTAAAGTTTTAATCACAGCCCCGCTCCAGCAGGAAACAAAAATATTCCGGGAATACCAGGACGCCCTTGACCGGCTGATTATCCCGGAGGGCGTAATCGTTGACCGCTTTTTTGTGGTTAATGACTGCCCCAAGGTTATACCGTATATCCGGGGGAATTATGTAATCATTAACACCGGGGACAAATACCAGAAGGCCGTAAACACGCATTGCTGGTCACATGATAACCTGACCAAGATGCACGGCCTCCGAAACGCCACTATTCAGGCGGCGCTTGACGGTGGGTATGATTACTGGTTTTCCGTAGATACTGACCTTGTTCTCCAGCCCGAGACGCTTTGTGCGCTGCTTGCAGCGGATAAGGATATTGTGGCTGAGATATTCTGGACTAACGGTTGGTGTAATGCCTGGTTATATGACCAGGCAAGCGGTATGCGGGACGAATGGAAAACGCCGGGCCTGTATGAGTGCGGCGGGACGGGTGCCTGTATGCTGGTTAAGCGGGAGGTGTTTGAGGCCGGTGTTGATTACACTCAAATACCGAACATTTACAAGGCTGTGTGGGGTGAGGACAGACATTTCTGCATCAGAGCGGCGTGTCATGGCTATACTATATGGCTTGACACCCATTACCCGCCTGAACACCTTTACACCGAGTATGATTATCAAAAATTCATGGCAAGGAGGCGGCAAGGTTGACGCTTCTTGAAAAAACAAAACTGGCCCTACGTGTCACCGTCACCGATTATGACGCTGATTTGACTGACCTCATAGCAGCGGCAAAGACGGATTTGGGTATTGCCGGGGTGTCGTTGCCGTCTACGCTTGACGAAATCTGCGAGAGGGCAATAATCACCTACTGCAAAATCCATTTTTCCTCATTGACGGATGGAGAGTATTCACGCCTCAAAGCGTCTTATGACGAACAGAAGGCGCAGCTCACCACCGCCACCGGCTACACCGATTGGGGTGACATAGTATGAACAGGCAGGGCGTTCTGTATCTCGTTTCAGAGACGCCGGAAACGCACGGGGTGTTTGACCGGCCCCAGGAGACACGGCGCAAAGTTTTCTGCACAATCAAAAGCGTGGGGTATAACGAATATTACCGGGCTATGGAAAATTCCTTGACCCCGTCTTTTGTTTTTGTGTTGGAGGACTATGCGGAGTATCAGAATGAGAAAACCTGTGTTTATGAGGGCAAGCGGTACCGTATTATTCGGACGTACTTGAATGGTCAGAAAATTGAGCTTACAGCAGAGGAGGCGAAAGCCTATGTGGGATGATCTTGTGGCTGCCCTTACATATACGGGGCTGCCTTTTGCCCATTTTGGCTGGAGTAAAGCTGCTGATATGAGCGCCTGTGACCATGGCGTCTATGCGGAGGACAATGAAAAGGCCCTGTATGCCAATAACGCCCACGCAGAGCGGGTTTTAGAGGGCACCATAGACTTCTACTCCCGGGAGGGCACCGGGGCCGCAAAACGCAATATAGAGGCTGCCTTGACGCTCTACAAGATACCGTACCGGCTTAACTCTATCCAGTATGAGGAGGACACCGGCTTTGTTCATTACGAATGGGTGTTTGAAGTGCTGGATAGGGAAAACGTCTCGGCCCCCATGGTAGACCCGGACTATGAACAGTTTGAGGATGTAACAGAGGAGCTGCTTTACACCCATGGCTAAGATTACATTTGACGGCTTTGATGACTACATAAAGGAACTAACCGGCCTTGAAGTAAATGTCGAGGCAGCCATTAAAGAAGCGGTCTATCCTGCTGCGGCCATGGTGATTGAAGAAATTAAAGCCAATACACCCGTTGATAGTGGCGATCTGCAAAACGCCTTTTATCTGAAAAAATTTGAGGATAAAGAGGGCTATGTTTACACAAAAGTTGATGTTTGGGGTTATGACGAAAAAGGCGTCCCGAATATGCTCAAGGCAAGAGCCTTGGAGAGCGGGACGTCACGCATGACAAAACGGCCTTTTATAAGGCCGGCGGTCAATCGTGTCAAATCAGCAGCAGAAGCAGAAATCGGAAGAAATTTTGACCAGATAATTAGCAGAATTTTCAAGAAAGGATGATACAAAATGGCAGGAATAGGACTTTATGGCGTCTATTACTCCAAGGCCACAGTTACCGATGGTGTTATCACCGCTTATGGCGGCGTTAAGACCATGGGCAAGGCCATTTCCGCACAGTTTACCAACAATGACAGCAAGTCTAACCGGCTTTGGGCGAACAACGCCATTGCCGAGACGGACGCCGTGTCCGTTGCCGGTGGTAATCTTACCCTGACCCTTGACCGGCTTACCCAGGACGCATTTGCAGACCTTTACGGCGTGACCGCCACCACCGAGGCCGTGACCGTGGGCACCACCACCGTCAGCGGCACCGGCTTTGACTTTGACGGTGACGAGGAGGCCGCTACTGTCGGTGTGGCCTTTATCCGCTGGAACCAGGAGAGCCAGGCTCGTGACAAGTATGAGGCTGTTATATATGCCTCCTGCACCTTTAACCCCATGGACGAGACCTCCAACACCTACAATGGCGATAACGGCATTGAGTGGCAGACCCCCGAGCTGACCGCTACTGTCGTTGCTGGCGGCTCCACCGGCGCTTTCCCCTGGCGCAGAAAATATGTATTTCCGACACAGGCGGCGGCGATCCAGTTCATTACGGACTGCTTTGCGGCCCCGTCTCCGTGATTGACGCATGAAACTTTCTTATATAGAGCTGGCGGGTGCAAAACACCCGCTATGCTTTTCTCTGTCCGCTACGGAGGAGATCTGTGAGGCTTTCGGTGATACCAGCTCCATGGCGGACGCTATCACCGCTGGCAGCGATATTGACAAGATAAAGGCCATTGACAAAGTTCTCACTATCCTCCTGGCGGCTGGACGGCGCTATTGTGAGACTGTTGGCATGGAGCTGCCCCCGGCCCTTAAAGGACGCCCGGCGGACGTTATCGACATATCTGATCCAAGCGCCGTCAATGCTATATTCTCCACTCTCCAAAAAGATACGGAGAGGACGATTGAGGCGAAATCAAAAAACGCAGCACCCACGCAGGACGAATAAGCCCTGCGTGGGTTTACTTTCATGGTGCCCGGGCCGGTCTTACACGCCGGGAGACCGCTTATCTGCCTTTAGGCCAGGTCTACGATCAGATTGACGCATGGTTAATCGAGGAGCGGGGCTTGTCCGAAAAGCAGGAACAGCATGATGTATTTGACTTTTAGGAGGTGTACACATGGCAACAGATATAGGGCCGAAAATAGGTGTCCAAGGAGAAGCTGAGTTCAGGAAATCCATTACTGATATTAACAACAATATCAAGACCCTTGCCGCCGAGACAAAGGCCGTCACCTCCGCATTTATAGGTGAAGAAAAATCCATGGAGGCATTGTCCTCCAAAAATGAGCTTTTAGCGTCCCGGTCTGAGGCGCTTAACCAAAAGCTGGATTTGCAGAAGGCCCGGCTTAAAGAGCTGGACGATCAGGGCGTAGACCCCACATCTGCCAAATACCAGAAGCTCTTACAGGATTTGTATAAAACGGAGACAGAGCTAAACCAGAACGAGGCCGAAATCAAGCAGAACGAGGAGGCCATGCAAAACCTTGCCAACGGTGTTGATGAGGCCGGGGATGAGGTTGAGGATTTAGGTGACAAGAGCGCCAAGACCGGCGATCTGCTTAAGGCTAATCTTGCCTCTCAAGCTATCGTTGCCGGTGTAAAGGCGCTGGCGTCCGCCATTATGGAAGGTGCTAAGGCTCTCGGGGAAATGGTGGTAAATGCCGCTTATGCTGCCGATGACCTTAACACCATGGCAAAGACCACCGGGCTTTCCACCGAGGAGCTGCAAAAGTTCCAGTATGCCTCTGACCTTATAGACGTATCTCTGGACACTCTGACCGGCTCCATGACGAAGCTGACAAAGAACATGGCGTCAGCTCAGAGCGGCTCTGGTGCGGCTGCAGAGGCTTTTAAGCGGCTGGGTGTGTCCGTTGTTGACGGGAACGGAGACCTCCGTGACCGTAACGAGGTCTTTAATGAGACCATTGCCGCGCTGGGCCAGATTACCAACGAAACAGAGCGTGATGCAGTTGCCATGAATTTGTTTGGCAAGTCTGCCCAAGACCTTAACCCGCTCATTATGGGCGGAGCTGACGCCTTACAACAGTTAGGTGATGAAGCTGAGGCTGCCGGTCTCATAATGAGCCAGGACACCCTTGACAGCTTAAATGGCGTGTCAGACGCCATGGACAAGTTTAAGGCCACTACGGGAGCGGCTAAGAATATCCTTGTTTCCGCTTTTGCTGGCCCCGCTGCCGATGCCATAAATACTCTGACCGGCTATATCACAAAGCTGGTGTCTGCTTTCCAGAATAACGACTGGGATAGTATAGGCGATATTATCCAGGAAGTTCTTGACGATTTAGTGGAAAAGCTCAATGAGTTTTTACCCAAAGCTATTGAGTTTGGCCTTAACATCATTATGAGCATAGCTCAGTCAATTATTGAAAATCTCCCCACAATCTTACAGACGGCTATTGAGATAATAGTCACGATAGTTAAGGGCCTGACTGACACTCTCCCCAAGCTCATCCCTGTGGCGATTGAGGCGGTTTTAACGCTGGTAGACGCATTGACTGACCCGGATATGCTGTCTGAGCTTATTGACGCTGCCCTGACGCTCATTATAGCCCTTGCAGGGGGATTGATTGAGGCATTACCCAAGTTGATCCAGAAGGCTCCCGAAATTGTGGCTAATCTTGTGACCGCCATTGTGGAAAATGCCCCGAAACTGTTGACCGCTGCTTTTGAGCTTATTGTCACTCTGGCAAATGCAATTATTGACAATCTCCCCGAAATTGCGAAATCTGCCGGGAAAATTGTGGTTACTCTTGTTGACGGCATACAGAGCCTTTTGTCGCAGTTTGTCCAGGTGGGCCGTGATATACTTACTGGCATTTGGAACGGTATAGGGGACAAAATAGAGTGGTTAAAGGGCAAAGTTAAGGGCGTTGTCGAAACAATAAAAGGCTGGTTTACCAGTAAAGACGCCCTTGACGTTAATTCTCCGTCAAAGTGGAGCAAAGGCGTATTTGAGAACGTAATGATCGGGGCAACAGACGGCCTCAAGGCTGGTCTCCCCGCTCTCTTAGCTGAGGCCGGGGCCGTGACTGATGATGTCAGAAACGCCATGGAAATGGCTACCGTGGGCATGACACCCCGCATAAACGCTCCCGAGTATAGCGCCAGAGACCAAGTGGCGGACACCGTCAACGGCATACAGACCGCATTGAGCGCCATGCCTCACGGTGTAACGAAGGTAATATTCCAGGTTAATGGGCGTACCTTTGCAGAGGAAACAATAAACGACTTTGTAGATGTTGCCCGTGCTAACGGTACCCCGATATTAAACCCGGCTGTGGGATAAGGAGGCCGATGTGATTACTCAGCTTATTGTCAACGGAATATATCTGCCTCAGACCGCCGGGGATAAATACAGGTGTTACCCGGCGGAGCTGGGGACACAGGTGGACATGATCTCCGGGCGGCGTGTATGGGAGATACGGGGTCATGTCACAAAGATAGATTACTCTTATGACTACCTGACCCCGGCGCTGTGGGCGCAGCTTGCCGCTGTTCTGAGGAGCGGGACAGCTTTTCCCGTTTCATATCTGCCAGATGACGGCGGAGGGATGGTATCATCCACTTTTATGGTGGAGAGCTTGACCCCGCCGGTTTTTGCCTTTTCCCGCCGGGGAGAGGCATACTGGCACAATATAGCTTTTACACTCCGGGAGGTGGAGCCGCATGATTAGCGCCTCTACCGGGTACAAAAATGCAATTATAGCACAGCGGCGGCGCATGAGGGTGAGAGCTGCCGTAGACCTCTCTGACCCGGATATAGTTTACGGCTCTGTTACAGGCGATACCGAAACGGATTGGGCGGACAATGCCCAGCTCCATGACCGTGTATTGGAGCTGACGCCTCTGGCCTCTTTAGAGCCGGGACGCTGGCTCCTGGACGGCTCTTTTCAGTTACCTCCTGACCCGCTTGCTGAGGTGGGTATTGAGACATCTGCGCTGTTTGCAGACGATAAGACCAAGACCTTCACTTATACCATAAATTTTTCCGGGGTGGAGTTTTTGCAGGAATGCGCCGTTTACTGGCCTACTGGAGACTATGACGGCTATGGCGTAGACTTTGACGTTCTGATCTATGCGGACGCAAGCCATCAATACTCTGAGAGTTTCACGGGGAACACCGAGAGGGCCGTGCGGATCACCGGCTTTGAGCTTTACAATCCCGCTTATGTGCAGATAACGGTTACAAAATGGAGCTTGCCGCTCAGACGGCTAAGAATACCCGAAATCGTTATAGGTGTGTTTGAAATCTGGGGCAACTCTGAGCTTGCCGGTTTCAATCTCAATATGCAGGGAGCTTTCACTAACCTGTCTCTGCCGTATTGTACTTGCACACTCACAATGGATAACCTTGACAGGCGCTTTGAGCCTCGGAACAAGGCCGGTATTTTCAGATCCATTGAGGACAGGCAGGGTATTAAGACCTCTGTGGGCGTTGATGTGGGCGGAGATACCGAGTACATCCCCACAGGCACCTATTATCAGTATAACGGCGGCTGGAGAACGTCAAACAACGATATAACCATGAAATGGGACTTAGTGGATATAATCGGTCTCCTGGCTGACCGGCGCTTTGATGTGCCGTCTCCGCTGCCCACGACACTTTCCGGGTGGGCGGAGGCTCTTGTATCCCAGCTCGGGGCTAACTTTGCTACACACTATCACGTTGACCCGGATTATGCGGCCTTGTCTGTTACTGTGGCGAATGATGACGCAATAGCGGATGTGTCTTGTGGCGAAATCCTCATGTGGATTTGTCAGGCAACGGAGACATGGCCTCGGGCGGACGCTAAGACCGGCTATCTTACCATTGAGCCGTTCTGGAGTGAGGGCAACATCCTCACCCTGGGGAATTTAGAAAACTATCCCACAATGACCGGCAATGATGACATAGCCCGAATAGATTTTACTCTGTCTGACGGGACGGAGTTGAGTATCGGCGGTACATCCTCCAGCTCAAGTAACACCGTTTCCGTCAGTAATCCGTTTTTGCACACGGAGGCGGCGGCGAGAGCTGCGGCCCGGATGATGTTGGCAGCTTACGGAGGAAACCGCATTGAGACTGTGGGCCGTGGTGATCCAACGTCTGAGATAGGTGATGTGTCCACGGTGCAGCTTGACGCCTCTAACGCTACCACAGGCCGGTTATTACAGCAGACCATTGACTTTAACAATGGCGTGGTGAGAGGGTGTAAATCCGTGCTGTTACAGGCTGACGGCTCTTATCTGTATGAGGAGCGGCTGGTGCTGACCACCTCAGGCACATGGACTGTCCCGGCTGACGTTACCAGCCTGCGTCTGATCCTTGTCGGACACGGCTATGACGGCGGTCATGGTACAGACGGCACTTGGGATGACGCAGGAACGCCGGGCGCTGACGGCGCTGGTGGTAAAGTTTGGGCTGGCACCGTGACTGTTACCCCCGCTCAGGTGTTTTCTATCTCTATTGGCGAGAATACCGTCATGGGAGCGTACAGCAGCGCCAATGGCGTTATTTACCCCAGGGGCTATACAGATGTTATCTCCGGGGACAGCTACGCCAGACCGGGCGTGGAGGCCCCTGTTGCCGGTACAGGTGACGGAGGCATGGGCGGCGCTGGCGGCTATCAAGGCCAGAAGCGTGAAGTTGACGTTTCCGAGGATGAATTACCGATATATCACACAGTTATTGACGCATACCCAACACCAGGAGAGGCCGGTGTTGCCGGTGTTGCCGGGTGCGTTGTAATTTACTATGACAAGTAAGGAGGCTTATAAATGGCACAGATAGATTACTATGCTGCACAGGTCAATGCTTTACTGGCAAAGGCCGGGACTTCTGTCCAGCCGTCTACCACGGGCAATCTGGCAGACCTGACTACCACAAACAAGGATAACCTTGTCGCAGCCATTAACGAGGTCAAGGCGGCTGCCGGTGGAGACTATGCGGAGAGGGCCGAGGCAGCAGCGGCAGAGGCCGAGGAAGTGCTTGAGAGCATACCCGAAGATTACTCTGATTTAAGCGCCGAAGTTGGTGACTTAAAGAGCGCCATAGATTATACAAACGAGAGGCCGGGTTATAAATTAACGATATGGAGCGGTTTCCCTATTCATGGGTATAGAGTGCGAAGTTCAGATGGCGCTGTTGAGAGTAATGCGGCCTGTCACATGACGGACTTTCTGTATATAAAAGACCTTACCAGATTAAAGGCTTATCTTTTCGCAAATGATAAGACCTATGCAATCGCCTTTTATGACAGCTCCCGGACTTTATTGACAGCCATATCTGAAATAATCAACACCGAAGGCGCAACGTGGAAGAGTTACGATATTGACTTGACCGGGGTGTCTTATGATAGCGCGTGCTATATAAGGGTGACATCTGTCTACATCAACGGATTGGGTGGAGAAGCATACCTCTATTGTTACCAGAATGGAGATATTGTTGCAGAGATAATAGGTATAAACGACAATCTTGATTACATCAATTCAAGACAGCAGAACTATGTTTATTTCAATTATCCAAATGCGTATAACAACGTCGGTATCATAAACTTGTCTGGTGGCGTTGGCACAAACACAAACTGTCGATATACAGATTACATAGACATCAGCGGTCTTTCAACCTTGAAAGCAAAAACCTACCTCAACAATTCCGGCACGGCAATCGCGTTCTATGATGCAAGCAAAAACTTCTTGTCTGGCATATCAAAAGTCAACACCGAGATGGAAACTGATTACATTATTGACCTAACCGATGCCGCCTATTCAAGCGCAAAATATGTAAGACTATCCAATTATGTCGGAACAGATGATACTTACGGACAGACGTGTTATATATACGCATACAAAAACAAGGATTTACTCGACTGTATCCTGCATTATAAGGCGGCTAATAAACTTTATGGCAAGACAATCGCATTTGTGGGTGACAGCATTACATCCACCGACTATGTATTACCATGCTGGCCGCAGATAATCGCCGCACGAACGAATTGTACAGCACTTGATTATGGAATATCTGCTACCACGTTGGCGCATGACCCCGACACTCATCTTAATGATTACCATTTTGGACATCTTGACCCCGAAGAGATTGGGTATGATGCGGATGACCCCTCTACATGGACAACGGGTAACTGTGTGTGTGAACGCTGGAGAAAAGTGTCGCAGACGGCTGATGCTGTTGTTGTTATGTGTGGTACAAACGATTGGCACACTCCTCGTGGTGAGTATAACAGCACGGACACTACCACATTTTTTGGAGGTTTGAATGTGCTAATCCTCGGCCTTTTAGACAGATTTCCCGGCAAACCCATTGTTATATGCACAATGATGCAGTACGGCACGGACTACAATCAGACTAACTACGTTGATTTGAGAAACCGCATAATAAACGTATTACCAGTCACAAGCGTTATGTCAGTTCGTGAACGGGCAGAGTGCATCAAAATGAAGTGCGAACAGTACGGCATCTATTGTTGTGATGTATTTGATAAGAGCGGCATAAATGGCGCTGACACCAATAAGGTTTATTATCGTGGAAGCGGCGACATTACACATCCCAGCGCCTATGGACAGGCACATCTGGCGAACATCATTCAGTCTGCACTTGAAGATGTTATTTAGAGACTAAAAGAAACCTTTAAGTAACCGCCAGAGGCCAAAAAAGCAGGGCGATTAACACTCGCCCTGCTGATCTGGGACATACCTGAGAATGTCTCCCGGCTGACAATCACACAATGACTTATGTGTATCTCAACAGAGACGATGTACACAACAGCTATAAAAAATACGCATAAGCGGAGGCGAATATATGAGCCTTTGGAATTTGATAATAGACCGCTCTGCCGCCGATTTCCAGCGCCTCCGGGAGCTGTTTGAGGCGATATACGCAACAGCAACACCGACAGCAGACCAGCTTAACGAGCTGCAATATGGGCCGGTGCCGCAGATGCTTGACCCGAATGATATACAGTTTACTGACCCGGACGGCAACGGGTTTACGCTCCTGGGCCAAAATCAGAACGGCAGCTATGGCGCTGCTGACCTTAACCGTGTAGCTACCGCTGGCAATGCTTTGTGTGCATTGCTGGCGGCCCTGCCGGGTGAGTTGCAAACTTACGCAGCCTCTCAAGGTGTTGCCTGGGGCAACATCATTGATTTGGGCTATTCTCCCCCGTCTGTGACCATGAAAACAACATGGGCCATGGAGGACGAGAACAGCACCTTTGACGTTAATAACTCTCCTGTGGTTACTGCCATGGACGGTTATCTCTCCCAGCTTAATGCTCTCCGGGACTGCCTCCCGGCTGGACTTCCCAATCTCCCGGAGAGCATGGCCAACCTTACTCTTGATGGTGCCAACATCATTGAACGGATGTTGTTTTTGCTGGCTGAGAATATCGAAGCAAAACGGCGTGAAATCATGGGTTATATTGATGAGGTGAAATCAGGTCAGTTTTATGCTGGCGAAATTTATAGTGGAGAGGTATAACGATGAAAGATTTTATTCCCACAGGAGAAGGCAAGAGCCGGTTTCTCAAGAGCGTGTCAAACTTTCTGACGCTCTACCCCGATTATGAGACATTTGCTGCCGCTCTGATCTCTGGCACCTTGCCAATAGATTTGAATGGTGTTAATTCATCAGGATATTCACAGCTTGGGACGCCTCTAAACAAGGCGTCCCTTTTAGCTGATGCGACAGCTACGGCCTTTGGTTTAACCCCTGCTAACGCCACGGTAAATGACGCCCTGGCCTTACTCGGCAATAATGCGGTTTATGGGGAAATGGTGTCTTATACCGGGGACGGTACTTATGGCAGCAGTCACCCGTGTTCTGTCACCTTTTCTATTGCACCCGAAATTGTGATAATGGTAAACGAGCCGTCTTTTCACAGCCAGTATGGTGGTGACGAGTATAATTGTTTCAGCATTGTTACCGCTGCTCTCACCACATCTTATGTGGCTAAGAAGGGCTTTTTTGACTGGCTTGAAGATCTTTCATATTCTTATGCAAAAAAATCCAGCAACGGCAAGACTATTTCCTGGTATTGCACCACAAACCAATATAATCAGCTCAACCTATCAGGAACTACCTACTTTGTTTTAGGATTATGGGGGACAGGTATATGAGATATATCAAAGTTGCGGCAGAGGAAAACGGAGCGCACAAAAACCAGAACGGCGGGAGCAAGCCCGGAAACGGCTGGGCTGTTATTCCGGATGATATGGAGATACCGTCTACTTTCCCCTTTGTGAACGTGACAGCCAGTAAAGGCGTAGTTACGGAGCTGACGGAGGGCACCATCCCCACGCCCGAGCCTAATCCTGCTGATGAGATTGTCCAGCTTAAAGCACAGTTAGCGGCAAGCGATTATAAAATAATCAAATGCTCTGAGGCCCAGCTTGTGGGTGCGTCTCTGCCTTATGACATACAGGCTCTCCACACGGAGAGACAGGCGATCCGTGACAGGATTAACGAGCTGGAAGGTGAGGACGCATGACGGCCCTTGACCTGGCTGTTGAGGATATAGGAATAACCGAAAGACCGGCAAACAGCAACAATGTCAAGTACAACACCTGGTATTATGGCAAGCCTGTTTCCGGGAGTGCTTATCCGTGGTGCATGACGGCTGTGCAGTATTGGTATAATGCCGCTGGAACAACTTTGCCTTATAAGACGGCTTCATGCACGGCGCTTTTGAATTGGTATAGGGTAAACGATCCCGGCTGTCTTGTAAAAACACCTAAAGCAAACGATATTGGCATTATGTGTTTTGGAGCGGGGCGGTATCATGTCGGCATTGTAAGGTCTGTCGGGAAAACGGCTGTTTTTACCGTAGAGGGCAATACAAGCATTACCAATGACGATAACGGCGGGGCGGTTATGGAGCGCACACGGGCTATGAGCCTGTTTGTGGCCTTTATACGGCCCCGTGTGACCGTTTTGAATGGAGGGAAGTCTATGGATATTGTCAAAGGCTCCACGGCCTCTGAGAGCAATATGATAAAGGCTATACAGGCGGAGGTTAATGCTGTCCCGGACGGTGAAATCGGGACGCAGACCATGAGCGACATAGCCTGTCAGCTCAATGCCGATTGTTTTCCGCTGACGCTCAACATCTACAATGCGCCGGTCATTATTGCCCGTGACATTGTTCCGTTTTCTGCTGGTGGCTCAAAGCTGTCAGATTATAAGAACACCATAAACGGCAGCTTTTACGGTACAGATAAAAATGGCATAAGCCGTCCCTGCTCCATTCTGATCCAGGACGGTATCACGATCCAGGCAGACGCCTGTCATGCCGCTTACGGAAAACCTGAGAGCGTTATATATAAGACGTTCACCAGCGGTGTGGGCATTATGCGTGTCAAAAACGTGAGTGAGCTGCCAAAGGGCCTTTTGTGGGCTGTGGGTGGTGTAGGCTTGCTGAACAATTACGATCCTGCCGCCGAGGGCTTTTGCAAGCTGGGGAAAGAGGACTTTTCCGATGTTCTCCGAAAAACTGATCACTCCATGCTGGGCTATAAAAATAATCATGTTTTCCTTGTTTACTGCGAAAACATGACGGCGGCAGAAGTAAACGCCCTGGCAAAAAAGATGTGTTTCAAGGTTGCCATTATGATGGACGGCGGTCATGTTGCCGGTATCAACGGCGCTGAGAGCTTTGCGAAGATCAACACCAGCACAAAACAATATTACATGATACAGGGGGTACGGTAAATGAAAGACGCCTTAATCCAGCTCTTGAAGGTCAAGACGATAGTCACGCTGCTAATGACTGTTGCGCTGATAGTTTTACTGCTTGGCGATTTTGAGCCGTCAAAGGAGCTGCTTTCCCTTTACTGTACCAGTTACGGCGCTGTCATGGCCTATTACTTCACACGGAAGGACGGCGATACCTGATGTCGGACGCTGTTGTTGTTGCGCTTGTTGCCGGGGGCCTGTCTGTATTTGCGGAGATTATTATTGCCGTGATTGCCAACAAGACCACCATGAAAGAGTTGGAGAAACAGTCTGCCCTTGCTGACGCCCGTCTGGAAAAGGCACAGGCTATCACCGACACAAAACTGGATGAGCTAACACGGGAAGTCAGAGAGCATAACAATTTCGCTAAAAGGGTGCCGGTGCTGGAAGAACAGATAAAAGTTGCCAATCACCGTATTGAGGATTTGGAGAAGTTAAAAGCATGAATTTAGCCGGGGATTTTCCGTCCCCGGCTTTTTTCATTTTTTAGGGGAGTATTTGGGGAGACCCCTGAAAGCAATGCCGAAAGATTTTCAAAACACCGAGTTACCGACCGAGTTATAGGAGGAGTTTTTATTGTTTTTTACTGTATTTTTGTCTCTCCAAAAACGAAAAAATAAAAAGGCCATAAAAAGCGCAAACCCTTGAAAACACAAGGCTTTCAAGGGTGTTTGGCGCGGAAGGAGAGATTTGAACTCTCGCGCCGCTTCTGGCGGCCTACTCCCTTAGCAGGGGAGTATAAATTCCTGTATTTGCAAGGGTTTGAGGGGTATTCACCGAGTTACCACCGAGTTATAGGATTTAACCGGCAAGCTATTTGCAACACCGTGAACGTCTGACATATCCAAGTGGATATAACGCTGCGTGGTGCTTATTTTGGCGTGTCTCATTAACTTTTGCAACGCAGGGGCCGCTGTGCCCGTCCTGGCGGCCTCTGTGCCCGTTGTATGGCGGCAGGAGTACATGGGGAGGGGCCTGATGTGGAGCCGCTCTGTGGCCTCTCTGAACGCCTTGTAGAAGGTGTCTTTATTCATCGTTACCAGTTTGGGGCCGTCTGAGTATTGCATAAGGGCCTCGACAACCGGCCTCAGGAAGAACGGAAACACAATGGGCGTCTCCTGCCGGGTTTTTGTCTTTTTACCGGCGCCACGGATCTCACAGGCATCCAGGTCAATACTGGCCTTTTTACAGGACAGCAGCTCCCCGGGCATCATGCCGGAATAGATCATTAACAGCGGATAACCGGCGAATGTGTCGCCGCCGGCGAAAGCCTTCCAGAATTTTTGGACTTCATCAGCCGTGAACGGCTCGGCTGCCGTTTCGTGTAGCTCGGGCAGCGTGAGGTGTTTTGAGAGGTTGACGCTGACAAACTGATCCGCCATAGCTTTTTGAAATAGTTTGGACAACAGATCCTTCATGTCCTTTGCGGGGTAATAGCTGCTGACCTCATTGTCCAAACAGTCTTGCAGCGTTTTCAACGTGATCTGATCCACCGGGAGACCGATGATGTTGTCCAGCCGTTTCCGGGCGATCTTATAGGCCGTGCGCTTGCTCTCAGAGAGTTTTGGCGCTTCATTCCTCTCCCAGATCTCATAATAAGACAGGAGTGTGGGCATTTTGCGGCCCTGGGCGCCTTTTAGAGTTTCAATGTATGCTAATGCGTCTTTTTTTGTAGTAAAGCCGTATTTGCGTCTTAGCTTCTGTTTGAGGGTGCCGGTCTCGTCTACCCTGATATAAAGTGTCACTTGTGCTACCCACGTTTTACCCTGCTTGTACACGCTCCCCTGCCCGTTTCCACGCTTTTTACGGCTGGGGGTGTAATCTATACCCCTGCCGCACATGGGGCAGTATTTAGCGCCCTGTGGCAGCTCTGAGGCGCATTTGGAACAGGTATAGACATCTGACGGTTTGTCTGTTATCATAATAATAGCCTCCATGATGATGGCATGTTGTTTTTTTCTTCTCTTCTTATTTTCGTTTCACGGCACATATCCTCTCATGCCGCTCCTGGTTTCGTGCATTTCCGGGAGCGGCACCCTTTTTTGCAAAAACATAATTGATTTTTGTAAAAACATAATTGATTATTACAAGTATAGTAAGAATAATAACAGATATTATTGATTTTTACACCAACTGACTACAACTTTTAGACAGTGGGTGAAATTTTTACACCAACTTATTTTGCTTCTTTTATCAGCTTGACCGTCAACTCATTGGCGCATGATGGGCAAAGATAGAGCGTCAAGCCTGTATGCCCGTCAAGGGTAAAGCTAACGGCAAAGAGTTCTTTGTCTTTCCCGCACCCATTACACGCGGCAATAGATTCAGGCGTTTTAATGGTTATCATTTTCATTCTCCTTTACTACCTTTTGGCTACCTTTATAGTAAGAATAATAACAGATATTATTGATTTTTATTGATTTTTACAACAAGTAAATTACATTACCCACTCGCCTTATTTTTTTCAAGCGGCGGCGTGACCCGGTTTAGCTCAATATCAGCTATGGCCCTAACCGCCATCTGACCAGGAGCGTCCAGCCTGTCAAAATCCTTTGCCAGCTTCATGGCCTCACCAGAAATGGTGGGGCCTTTTTTTATGTCCTCACAATCCATGAGATAATCAATAGAGACATGATACGTTTTAGCAACACTTATCCAAAATTCGGAATTAGGGTCACGGGCACCAGTCTCATATCCGCTATACGTTGTTAGATTTATTCCTAAAGGTTTAGAAAACTCACGCTGTGAGAGGCCGAGAGATTTTCTAAAGGCTTTCAAATTCTTATACATGAATTTCACCACCTTTCACAAATCAAAAATAATACATTATTTTCCTTTTGTCAATAAAAAATTCCTCAAAACGAGTATTTTTATATTGACAAATTCCACATTATGCGCTAAATTAAAATCAAGCATTACTCATAGCGTAGAATTTTAGGAAGGGAGTGAAAAAGTGTTTAGAGCAAATATTGAGGCAGAGCGGGGGCGGCTCGGGATGTCAAAGCTCCAGATTTCAGAGGTGCTGGGCGTTACGCCTAAGACCTATAACGCCTATATCTCTGGTGGCCCTATTCCATCTGATGTGTTACTCAAACTGCGTGAGTTAAGCGGACGGACTATTGACTATCTGCTGGACGTTGAGAGTTACACGGCGTGAGGAATGAAAGGAGGAAACGGCATGGGCCTTGTCAAACTGAGTGTCACCGGGGAGCCTAAAGATGTTGCCGCCCTGCTGAATAAAATAGAAATCAGCGAGCGGCAACAGGTTAAAGCCGATTTGAAAATCAATGGCCGGGAACTTGCTCAGACCACTCGTGATACTGCTTTAGGTAAGCAAGAGTGATCTGCGCTGAAGAGGAGGAAACAGCATGGCGAAAATCAGACTTGACGAAGATAATCACAAAATGCACAAAAATCGCATGACGCTCAAAACCATTTTTGGGGATGTGTCCGTCCCGCTCAACGACGTCCAGATTTTACCCGGAGGCATTATTGAGGTGCCCGACTGGACATTTTATTCGGCCCGGCTCAATCCTTGTCAGATGGTGAGCGGGTTTATTAAGGAGGAAACGGCATGACATTAGAAGATCTTGAGGCGCTGCCGGGTGAGGTGTTGACCTGTCAGCAGATAGCGCCCTTGCTGTGCGCTAACCCGGCAACAATAAGGTGCCAGGCACAGGAGCGGCCTGAAATGCTCGGTTTCCCGGTCATAGTTGCCGGGTGCCGGGTGAAGATACCAAAAAGACCGTTTATCAGATTTATGAAGGGAGAGCAAATAGCATGATAGAGCATGGGGAATTTATCAGACTGTCACCGAAGGGCAAGCGCCGGGCGGTCATAGCCCAGATCGTGGGCGGGTTTGTGGGCGCTTTCATTCTGTTTGCCGCCGGTTATCTGGCCTGTGCCCTGTGCTGTGGCCTCCAGGTGTTAGCCGGGGTGAGATAGTGAGCGACACAATCAAGTGTAAATTATGCGGGGAGATCGTTGAGCGCACAAACGCCAATCAATCTTACTGCAAAAAGTGTTCTGACATTCACAAGCGCCAATGGGCCACACAATACTATTTTGCCCGGAAAGCTGTGCCACCAAAACCGGCTATGCAGAGCCTTAACAAGATAGCAGCCGAGGCCAGGAGCCTGGGATTAACTTACGGAAAGTATGTTGCCCTGCTCAACAACGGGGGCCTTGATGACTACCTAAAACACATGAAAAGGTAAACCCCGTTTGTGCATTTCCTACAAAAGAAAAAAGGAGAAAAAAACAATGAACATCTATCAGATTGACGCCCGTATTGAGGAGATACTAATGCGGACAGACCCGGACACCGGGGAGCTGCCGGAGGACGCCATTGAGGAGCTGACAGCTCTAACCGAGGCAAGGAACACAAAGATTGAAAACGCTGCGTGTCTGGTCATTAACCTGACCGCTGAGGCAAAGGCAATAAGAGACCAGGAAAAGGCCCTTGCAGAGAGGCGTCAGAGCCTTGAAAAACGGGTGGAGAGTATCAAGCTGTATTTGGAGGACGCCACCGATGGGGAGCCGTTTTCCTCTCCCCGTGTGTCGGTAAAATACACGAAATCTCAAGCGGTTGAGGTCGATGATGATTTTTGGCAATTTGCCCCGGATGAGTACATCAGGACAAAACAAGAGCCAGACAGACCGGCTATCAAGGCCGCTATCAAGGCCGGGAAAAAGGTGCCCGGTGCGGAGCTTGTAGAACACATAAACTTAACCATCAAATAAGAACAGGAGGATAAAACAATGTCATTATTCGTTAGTGAAGGTGGAGGCAGCACAATACCCTTGCTACCTGAGGACAGCTACCCTGCAATCTGCTGTGTGCTGGCTGATTTAGGAGACCAGTACAACGAAAAGTACGACAACATGAGCCACAAGGTGGCTATCACCTGGGAGCTGCCGGGAGAGCTTTTAGAGAGCGGCGATAGTAGGAAACTCACAAACGTCTACACGGCCTCTCTGAACGCTAAAAGCAATCTGAGGAAAGACCTTATCTCATGGCGAGGCAGAGACTTCACCCCGGAGGAGCTTAAGAATTTTGACCTCAGAAACATTGTGGGTGTCCCCTGCCTCATTCAAGTAATCCACAAGGCCCGGCAGGACGGCTCCAAGTGGGCGAGTATCGGCTCCATTATGAAGCTCCCCAAGGGCATGAAAGTGCCAGAGGGCACCGTCCTCCCGCTCATCTTTGACCTGGACGATCCTGCCGCTGCTGAAAAGATTGACGTCCTCCCGAAATGGATACAGGAACGGATCATGGAAAGCGAAACGTGGAAAACCCTGGGTGATGAAAAAAAGAACGCTGAGGACGAAAAGGCCGGTGAGGACACAGCCCCAGCAGAGGATGAAAAGCAGAAGTTTATCGAGGTGCTTAACGAGGATGACGGATCATTACCCTTTTAAGGTGGTGTAAATGTGGACAGCTTTATATTTTACCGATCCTTTTTCGAGGCGACTGAATGTCTGTCCCCAAATGACCAGCGCAAGGTTTTAGTTGCAATTTGTAACTACGCTTTGAATGGAGAAGTGTCACAGCTATCTGGCGCAGCCCTTGCCGTGTTTACTGTTATCAAGCCAAATATAGACGCTAATAATGAGCGCAGACACAACGGCGGCAAGGGCGGACGCCCTTCAAAAAAACCTATGGTTATTGAAACTGAAACCAATGGTTATGAAAAAACAAAACCAATGGTTTTCAAAAATGACGAAAATAAAAAACCTAATGTAAATGTAAATGTAAATGTTAATGATAATGAGGATGTTAATAGAAAAGAAGAAGTAAAAGAAGAAAAGCGCCGTTGGCGCTTCACACCCCCAGACGTAACCGAAGTGGCGGCCTATTGTGCTGAGAGGGGTAACGGAATTGACGCTAATCAGTTTGTTGACTTCTATGCCTCTAAAGGCTGGAAGGTGGGCACAAACCCGATGAAGGACTGGAAAGCTGCTGTTCGCACATGGGAGCGCCGTGAAAACCGCTCACCGGGACAAGTTAAACGCTTGCCCGGTGACGGGGCCGGGAATGAGCTGTTGAGGCTCATTGAGGAAGGAGCGTTTGATGACGATGAATAGAAAAGAGACCGCCGGGATCATTGCCCTGCTGCGTGAGTATTACCCGCGGGACATAGCAAGCACGGACTTTCAGGCGAAAGTCAAAGCCTGGCACCTTGTTCTGGTTGACTATCCCTTTGAGGCTGTCAAGGCCGCCATTGTTGCTTTTGCTGCCAAGGACACAAGGGGCTTTATGCCAGCTCCCGGTCAGATCGTGGCGGAGCTGCACCAGTTTGACCGCCGGGACGAAATGACGGCACAGGAGGCGTGGGTGATAGTTGATAAGGCTGTCCGGGGGCTTAATCAGTTTGAGGTTGAAAAGGCGTTTAACAAGCTCCCGGCGCTATGCCAAAAAGCTGTCGGCTCCCCGTCCGTGCTTAAAGAATGGGCGTCCAGCTCCAGCGAGGAGGCTTATACCACCGTGATATATAGCCAGTTTATCAAGGCGTATAACATCTACCAGCAACGTGAGCGGGACATGGCGGCGATCCCGGCGGATATCAGGGCCATGCTGGGCGCTGTGGCCGACAGAATGGCGTTGCCGGGGGAGGACGCCGGATGAGAATTATCCGTGTGTTCGTCAAGAAAACATCATACACGCCCACAGATGACCTTGCGTTTGTTGGTTTGCCGTGAAACCGGGAAATATATCTTGCTGGGGCCATGCCGTTTTCGCAACTGGAGCGGGACTTTACCCGCACCAAGACCGTTTATTCAAAAGAGTGGAGGGCTTTTGAGCGAATGTGGCAGAGGCCAGCAATTATAAAAGCACACATGCAAGAGGTGACAAAAAATGATTAAAACGCTGATCGTGGCTACGGTGCTGCTTCTTGGCACACCGTGGGCCAAAAACATTGACAAGCTGGAGCCGGAGCCAACTGTTGCAGAAATTGCAACGGTTGAAGTTGTTGCAGAAAACGCAACAACTGAGTTGTCCGGTATTTCCGAACAACTGGAATGGACACACAGTGCAACGTGCCGTATAACGCATTACTGCAACTGCGCCCGGTGTTGCGGACAATGGGCAGGAGGCCCCACAGCAAGCGGTGTGATGCCGGAGGCAGGGCGCACCGTGGCGGTTGACCCAAGCGTGATACCGCTGGGGAGCGAGGTCTTAATCAACGGGCATATTTACATAGCCGAGGACACGGGCGTCCGGGGTTATTGGGTGGATATATTCTGTGCCTCTCATTCGGAGGCGCTTGACCGGGGAATGTTCACAACGGAGGTGTGCTGGAGATGAGCGTGTATATCAAGGGCATGGAAATGCCGGAACATTGTATGGATTGCCCGTTTATGGTGAGCCGAGACAATGATGACTGCATTTTACAGAGTAACGAAGCTAATGAGGGTTTTGAGAATTGGGAACAGATGAAAGATGGTTGTCCTCTTGTCCCCGTTCCATCGCATGGCGAGTTAATTGAGAAAGGATACATCATCGGTGGCTTAAAGGCCGCGCGATTCCTTGTAACCGATGAGACCGGGCTTGATCTCATGGAACGGCACATTCAAAACGCTCCTACCATTATCCCGGCAGAGGAGGGCGAGTGATGAAGTGCCGTAACTGCAAATGCAATGGATTTCTGACTGATGATGACGGTGAGCAATTTAGCTGGTGTAATCGTTTCGGAGACAATCTGGACATAGACGAGGAGCGATACTGTTCTGGCTACACTCCCGCCACTAACGCTGACCGTATCCGGGCGATGACGGACGAGGAACTGGCGGAGTTACTATCGAATATCTCAGGTTGTGATGAATGTGAAGAGCTGCACGGCATGATGATGTGCGAACGCACACCTGAAAAGCACTGTAATGAGTGCTGGCTCGACTGGCTGAAAAGGGAGGGATGAAAATGGCTGAGTATATTGACCGGAATGAATTGATAAAAATGCGGCATGGGTGCTATAAAGATTGTGCCACCTGCGATTTTGCACAGGACGGCGATAGCTGGTGTAGCGGAGAGTTGTATGTCGTTGATGTGCTGAGAGCACCTGCCGCCGATGTGAGGGAGAATGTAAAAGGTGTATGGATGCCAGGGCGAGAAATCTCCAAAGAGTTTATAGGAGGAATACACATAAGCACAGACTATGCAAATTGGCAATGCAGTAATTGTGAGCTTGTATTAGCCGTGTCCTTAAAGCCGTTATATAATTTCTGCCCAAATTGCGGAGCAGATATGAGGGGTGATGAACATGGGGCTTAAATACGATGACCTCAAAAACTTTTCCCCGGAGGCGAAACGGCAAATTATTGAACAGCTCAAAGAGCCGCCGAAAGTGTCCAAGATGCACAATGAGATTGATTACCGGGGCAACATCCGCTTTCAAAGCAAAAAAGAAGCCCGGCGATATGATGAGCTGATGATTATGCTCAGAGCCGGGGAGATTAAAGATTTAAGGCTCCAGCATGATTGTACCTTGCAAGAGGCCTACACAACTCCACAGGGCAAGCGTGTCCGGGCTATAAGGTACAAAGCAGACTTCACTTATTATCGCAGAACAGCACCAGACACTTACGGCTATCCTCATTGGGTACTTGTGGTTGAAGATGCCAAAGGCAGACGCCTGGAAACCTACAAGATGAAAGCCAAGATGTTCCAAGAAAAGTATGGTTTCCCGATTACGGAGGTCTGACATGGGCAAAAAGCTAAACCCACGAAAAAGACCGGCAAGCGAGGCGGACGTTAAAAAGGCATGGGAGAGCGGCGCTGACTTTGGACTAATGTTTTGTCTCCGGGCTTTCCTGTATATCCTGAAAAACAATCACCATATACGGCAGGACGAAATATTAAAACTCCGGGATGAGTTCACCGAGCTGGTTGACGCCTTTAATCGCAGGGACATCACAAGTGAGGACATTGACGAAGTTCTCAAAATGGATTTTGACTTGCACCTGAGAATGGTGTGACGGAGGTCTGAGCTATGCACAGGTACAAAGTATTGACCTGGATAATCATTGCAGCCATTACGCTCCTGTTTATTGCTGTAATGTCTGCCGCCGGGATAGGGATATTCCTCTTGTTTCGGTGGCTCCTGCTGACTTTAGCGGGGCTGTAACATGGGCTGGAGGCAGCGCACAAGGGCGGCGATCCGGGCTTACCCGGATTTGCTGCGTAAAGACCGGGAGATTAAAGAGACTGTTCTTATAGCTCAATACGGCGGCAAGATTGGAGGCAGAACAAGCGGCACCACCAGAACGGCGGAGGCCGCTGCTCTGCGTCAATTACCACGGGAGGAACAACGGGAGCTTGACGCTGTGTCCATGGCGGTACAGACCACCATGAGATACCGCAACGGCGCTTTGCGTATCAAGATCATTGACCTGGTATATTGGACAGCTTCACATACTCTGGAGGGAGCTGCACAGCAAGTACACGTTTCCAGCCGGGCTGCCTACACCTGGCACAATGGGTTTGTGGAGCTTGTGGACGCCTACCTGAGAATATTATAAATTACTATCAATTTAATTCAGACTTCTGATGTAAAATAGTAACATGAAGAAATGGGCTAAACAGTTTTATCTGTCTCCTGCGTGGAGGAAATGCCGGGCAGCTTACATCAAAAAGGCTGGCGGCTTGTGTGAGCGGTGTCTTGCCCGGGGGCTGTTTGTTCCCGGAGAAATAGTACATCACACGATACACCTGACGCCCGAAAACATCAGCGATCCGAATATCTCCTGCTGCTTTGATAACCTTGAGCTGGTGTGCCGGGACTGTCACGCAGAGGAACACAGCAGAATAAAACTGCGTTACCGTTTCGATGAGACCGGGCGATTGGTGACGATCCCCCCCCATTCCGAAAAATTTTGAGAGAGCGAAATAACCGGCCTGTGAGGGGG